GTTTCATCCTGAACTGATATTGTAAAGTTATAATAAACAGCACCATCTTTGCCGATTATAAATTTTTCCTTTGGTAATTTGTCAACCCTAATTGACCCTGTAATTAGTGTACTCATAGTTTATTTATTTAATTTATTAATATTTGGTAATTCTTGTGTTGTTTTGAAAGTGAAATACCTAACTGCAGGGTTTCCGTCAATGTAATAATTCCACGCTTTAATTGTCATTCCTAATATCCAATAGAAATTCAATGGTTCTTTATTTATTTTTGAATTATGCAGTTTATTAAAAACGTAGCTTGTTGCTGTATCTTGAGTTCTAGACAAACCATAAATGTTTTTCATAAATTCATAAACTTCTTTACTTGGATGTTTTCCTCCTATCAAAAAAACAATGTAACAAGAATTTGATAAACTTAAAACATTAGATTCAGATTTTTTATAAATTGATTTATTAGCTTTAATTAAATCAATTAACCAATCATAGTTGTATTTACAATATTCTAATACAGCCTGATTTGTTAAAGTCTCTGCTCTGTTATAACTTGAAGCTGATGCTGCTTTAGAAGACTTTACATCATACTTGTTAATTATTTTTATTACAGTAGATAAAATCGCAGCGTTATTAAAACCATTTAAACTCAACACATCTGCAGAAGTTCTGTTTTTTCCTGTGTCATAAGTAGCCATAGAATTAGAATTAACACCTCTAACAATTGGGATGTGATATGATTTATTTGATTTAATAATAGCCTTTAATCTATGCGCTCCATCTGTTAGGTTATTGTTAATGTCAAACACAATACTTTCACCATTTTCTAGAAATTCACCTTTTAACATTTGTGATGTTAAAAAAGATACATTTTTTACAGATTCTTTTCTATTAATTGTATTGTATCTTAAAAAATTTTTTGCTACTTCAGGTGTAACATAAACTAAATCTACTGATATATTAGCTCTTTTTTTTGTGTTAGTATTAAAACCAACGTGCTTCAAAATTTCTGTTCTCATTTTATTATTTATTTAATTTATTAATATTTATTTCTTTTTAAAATCTTCTGATTCATCTTCGCCAAAAACACCTAATTCATAAAACCCTGTTAACTTTAATACTGCCCTGCTTAATGCTCTTTTCTCTGCCATCTCTGCAACATACCAACTATTACAGTTTCCATCTTTATAATTGGCTGCTTTTAATGCACTACCAAAAGTTTCTAAAACTGTTTCAGGTTTACTTGCAATAAATGCACTAGCTTTAAATACTGCAAAGTTACTTTCACATCTTACAACCTCATAAGTTATTGTGATGTTTTCTTTTGCTTGAATCTTTTCAATACCTTGTCTTGTGACAATTACATAGTGTTGATGCTTGTAAACATCTTCTTTTTGTAAATCATACTTTTTGTAAAGTTCTACTAATTTTTCTCTGTTCATAAAATTTCATTTTGATTAAATATTTCTATTTTTGCTTCTAAACATTCTAAGTTCTTTAACAAAGCCTGTACTCTAAATTCGTACTCTTCAATTATTGTTGAGGTAGTTTGGTTTGAAAAATTTATACTCATATTAATCTAAATTTAATAAAGTTGATTTTGCAATTTCTAATCTTTTGTAAATAGCAATTTGCTCAAAAGCGTCTGCATTTAATACAGCACCCTGTAATTCTTGTTCTAAGGATTTAACTTCCTTGCTTAAAGTTGTTCTTTGTGTTTCCATTTTGTTCTGTTTTAATAATTAATATTTGCCAAATATACACAAAAAATTTAATAAGTAGATTTATAAGCAAAAAAAAAGGATAAAAAATTAATTTTACCCTCTTTTCTTTAACAGAACAGAACGTTCAAAAGTAGTGATTTACATTGAATCTACAAAGGTTTTATATGTTTTTATCATATCTTCCAATTCAAAGTCAGCTATTTTAATAATCTGTTGTGATTTAATATGCAACCTTCTTGCAGTTCCTTCCCCGAACTTAGCATCTAAGTTAATAGCGAATTTGTATTGTTCACCATATTTAAACACATTGCAACCTGCACATTGAACCTGACAATTAACCTCATCCCACCTAGTTGAATAATGTTTACGAGATTGGAAATGTCCGTTCTGTAATTTCTTCCAATGGTCTTCTTTTCCACAGGTAAAACAGGTTGCTTTTTCATCTACTGAATTTTTAATCCTGATGTATTGTGAAAATACAGTATCTAACTTTTTAACTAATTTGCTTCTAGTAAGTTTTTTTTTAGATGGCATTATCTAAGATTTCAATAATGTTCCTGATATCACTTCTTTTAAATTTACCTTCCAACTTATTATTATTGTAAAGGTGTTTTAATTCTAGTTTAAACTGCATATTTTTTAATTTAAGTTAAAATGTTTTTTTTTGTAGAATAAAAATAATAAATTTACATTTTTTATTTACTACAAATATCTAAATATATATCTAAAAATATATATAAATATTAAAAACAAATATAATAAAATTATAATAAATATAATAAAAATAAAGACTTAGGAATTATAATTAAATACTACTTTCCTATTGATTTTATCTTTTCAAATCCTCTAGAGCCGAAATAAGCTGCTACAATTAAAGATAATAAACCTGTAATTGAATCTAATGAATAATCCAAAAACCACCCTGCAACATAAGATAACGAAAAGAAAACTAATGTTAAAGGTCTAACATTCTTAGAAAGCCAACTATCTGAAGCCATATCTGAACTCCACCTTTTAGATACCTCCTGCATTTCTATTACATCTATTTCTAATAGTTTTAAAGCTATATCTTTGTCTTCATTTAATATATTAGTATCTTTTTTAATTAAGTCTTTAGCCTTGCTTAAAATACCTACAGATGGAAAGACATCTCCTATTATATCTAAAAGTTTAGGTGCTGCACCTTTTAAGAATTTACCAACTTTTGTTTCTGAAAATTTTTTCTTTGGCATATTATTTATTATCAATTTGTTGTAACTTTTTAGCTGCCCAATTAATCCCTGATGTACCTCCCCAACCTAACCAAGCAACATAACCCTTGTCTTTCCAAGGTGTACTCTTAAATTCAGGACTTACTTCTGCATTCTTTTGATGTCTCCTAAAAGCTGACATTCTAGCAATGGTTTCCCTGCTTATGTTTTCTTTTTTTGCTAATTGATTTGCCCTTGTCCAACCTACCTGCGTCATTCCCTTTACTTCTCCTTTGTATTTATCCCTCCACCTTAACACTTTCTTAGCATTATTAGATGCACTTTGTGGATAATCATTGTAAGTTTCTAAATTTACCATCTTACCCTGAAATGAACGATAACAAATAGCAATAGCCTGAGATTTATCGTGATACTGCATAAGCTGTGGTACACATCGAATCATAAAATCACTCTGCTTTTCTCCTATTTTTTTGTTTGGTATTGGCATATCTTAAAAAGTATAATAAACACCTTGCTTTTTTGTAACTAATACCTGTTTTCTGTTACCTTCTTTTTTGTATGAAACGTGCAACCACCTTGGTTCTTCTCCAAATTCCCAAATAAGTTGGTCAAAATCTAAATTGTCTTTAATGTAGTGAAACATTTCTAGGTTTGATTTGCCCCCCATTGAAGTTATATCTATAGCCTGACCTTTCATATGTGAAGATGTAATAGAGCCTTTTAAGGCAGTATTTAATTCTAAAGACCTAAACATACTATTAACTCTAATTGGTGCATCTACCCATTCCCTTAATGGTTCAAAAACACCTTCAGCCATTACCTCCATTGTTTCTAGTTGTTCCTTTGTTGGTTTATTTATTATACCATTCTGTTTTGCATAATTTGAAACTGTTGCCTCTTTGTAAGAAATGTGTTTGCTGATTCTTTTCATAATAAATATATTTAAAATATTTTCTAATTTTTTAATAAGTCCATATCACATCTTGTGATTTGTCAAAATCTAAATCAACGTGAATAAAAGTGTCAGCGATACCTATTCTTGTAAAACCAACGCTTAAAAGTGATTCAATTATTTTAAATCTAGTAGTACTGTCTGTTGCTTTTATATCTACTGCTAACCCTTTTATATGGCTTGATGTAGGGTTTTTTATAGACTCAGGGTGCGTTGGACTTCTATATGCTGAGTTAATAAAAAATGGAATTCCAGCAAACTCTCTAGCTTCATCTAATACAAATAAGAATTCCTTATTCATATTATCTTCTATTTCTTTAAAATACTTACTCATTTAATCAAAAATGTTTATTATTTTCCAAACTGCACCACCAATAAAAGTAAGTAAAGTTAAGCTAATTGCGACCTTTGCCGCTGTTATCTTTTCTGTCAATTCTATTTTATCGACTCTTTCAGATATTACTCCAACCTCGTAAACCAATCCTTTTTTATCAGTCTTTTCATCATTCTCTAAAATGTCAGAAATGCGTTGATTAAATAGTTCTTGTTTGTTAAAAAAGGTAGAAAAATCTGCAGCCATCCTATACTGAATTGCTGCCATTGCTTTCTGTTCTTCTCTTATTTCTGAAATGATGTCTTTTTGTGTCATTATTCAAATGGATTTATTCCGTTTTTTAATAAAAACTCTGCCCAATCTAACTCTTTGTCGTAATAGTCAATTTGAACAAACTTAGTTTCCATACATTGCGTAGGCAAAATTGAGCCATAAGCCTTTATTTGTGTTCTATTGCCATCCCAACATATGAACCAAGTTTCAGGTACAGGATAACAAACGATTGTATTTTTTAGTTTTTTTAATTCAGCCATAATTTTTTTTAAGCAAGACCTCCGTCTGTTATTGTCCAATTAAAAGTATTAATTAATGATGTTCTTGCAGCTTCTGCTGCTCCTCCTCCATTGTACTCTGAATTACCAAAGTTTATGCTTATAGATGGTGTGTATCCACTACCATTCGGAAATGCTGCTTGGAGTGTTGCCTCCCAACCAATCAAAATGGCATCGTAATTTGATGTTGAAAAAGTAGTATTTTGTGCAAAACTTGTGAAATTTGTCGCGCTTGTTATATCCCACGATGATAAATTTTGGTCAACGTTTGTATCTCTTATTGCTAAACTAAAATTTGTTACACTTCCAACATCAATCGAACCCAATCCAACACCCGTATAAGATGAAGAGCCAAAAAAAGCGACATCAATTCTTGTAACATTTGAAAAATCCCAATTTGTAAGATTGCCGTTAAAAGATGAACTTCTAAACGTACCACTCATTCGAGTGACATTTGACCAATTAGGAAAATCTGTAGCTGTCCAATCGCAATTTGAAACACCATAAAATGCTTTGTTTTGACTAGAACCCCAAGCAATAGTTCCCCATTGTTTAACTTTTATTAGTTTGAGTTTATCCCCGCTATTATTAAAGAAAATTTGAGGAAATGTTCCGCTTATACTCACATCATAATCTCCAGCGCTTGCAAAAGTTATTGTTTGACCTCCAGTAACACCAGTAAAAGTCTGACCATCTGAGGTGCTGATGTCGTAATTGTAGACTCCTGAACCTGTTGGTATTGTGATTGTTTCATTTGAAGAAGTTGTTCTCCAGGTCGTGATAAAAGAAGTTGTGTCTCCGCTTGAAAAAACTAAATTAGCTCCTACATAGGCTTTTATTATCTCGGTAGCACCTAGATATGCTTTTGTGATTGTTGCAGCTCCTATTTTAAAACTCATATTATCCGACTATTAAGTAAAATGTTGTTGCTACTGGACTTCCAGCATCATACTCAGCTTGAGTCAAACTAACAACATTGTAAACTAAATCGCTTCCAGTAGGTTCGGATGTAGTTTTTGAGTTAATAGTATTTACTTCTGCATCAGCCTCAATGCCTCCTAGCTTTGTACTTGAAGCACTATCAAAAGAAACTTTAGCAGTATTTGCCACAACGTCTGAGTTTGCAGATACTAACGCTTCTGTATAGCCTACCTTTGCGTTGTTCGTTGTGATGTCGCTCGCTTGTGCTGTTGTGATTCCAACCTTTGCAGTATTTAAATCTATCTGAGATTGTTTTGCTATTAAATCATCTGCAATTTCGACAAGATTAGTACCAACTCTAGTAGCTGTATTTGCACCAGTCGCGGTTTCATCTCTTATAACAATTGCGTTACTTTTTATGCTCATAATTTTTAATTAAATGTAGTGTCAAATGTTAATCCAAATACATTAATTTGCTCAACTAATTGCTCTACTTTGTTTGAAATTTCTATTATACCACGAAAATAAGTATAATCTTTTAAATCGTCTGTGACATATGAAACGCCCTCATTTACGCTAGTGTAAACATTAAAGTTATCGCTTGACAAATCAATATAATTAGCCGACCTTGTTCGTACTTGCTCTAGGCATTTAGAAACCATTAAATTAGTATCTAACTCTCCGCCATCGTCTGAATAAAATTTACTTATACATTCAATCCTTGTGATTACTTCAGTATTGAAAGAGTCTTGATTTTCGTCTGTTTCGTTAGTAGATACTGAATAGACTCTAATTAATGGATATGAGGCGCTCGTTGGTATTCTGCCGTAAATTGGAACAGTAACGCCGTCAATTGTTACAGCTCCTGTTAGTTTATTAATTATCGCCTTTCTTACAAATCTAATAGGATCTAACATATTATTTAATTGCCTTTTTAATTTGAATCTCTAAGCGATTCAATAATTTTTTTAATCCTATTCTAGCCGATCCGAAAAAAAACGGCTGAGGTTTCATAAATCCGTCTGTCTTGCCTTTAAATTGTGCCGCGTAGCTCTTAGGTATTCCAAGTTCTACCATATCGTCAAAATTTACAAATCCACCAGTACCAAACTCAACGTAAGGAGCGTATTTTGCTCCAGCAATTACCTCAACGCTTTTGCCTTGCTTTTCTGACCTTATAGATTGTCTTAATGTTCCCTTGTCTACTGGCGCTTTCTTTTTAGCAATTCTTGCAATATCTAAACCAGCAGCGCCTAACTCATTGGATAGAACTTTGCTATCTAATAAAGACAATTTGTTTAATTTTTGTCTTAATCTAGTTAAATCTTTTTGATCTATTTTTATATTATTGCTCATTCAGACTTTGTCGCTAACAATTTAGAGTAAAAGTCTAAGTCAAACTCAAATTTTTCATTAATTCGGTATTTCTGTGATCCGTTTTCTAAAATAAAGATATCGCCTATATTAATTAAATCGGCGGTATTTTTACGCACTTTTATTTCAATTTGCGTGTCTTGTGTTCTTTTGCCTAGTTTGTCGCTTACAATGCCGCTAATTTGCGTTAAATTACACCATATAGTAGCTATGTTAGTTAAAGTAGAATTAAATCCGCCAAAGCTGTCGGAAACTTTTGTAAGTCGCTGAATTGTTATTTTAGAATTTAATTTACCGGCATCCATTAAATAAACATTGTTTTATAAGAAGTTAAAATAGTAGTCGTAGATGTTGGTATATCTTGCACTATTGTACCGGTCTTAAAATCTGACCTATTATCGTAGTAAGTAGATATTAATTGTAACATAGCTTGTTTAATTAACGAGTCGTTTAAACCTAAAGTTATGTATGTGCTTTTAACGTTTTCTGCTAAAGATGAATCTAACTCTATTGTTTCATTATCTAAACCTAAAATTTTGTAATCTGTTGTGGCTGTTCCGTCGATTGTTATTTCTGAAATACTAGCAACTGGCCCAAATGGCAAGTCGTAAACGCCGTTAGTATGGCTTAAATAATACGTTCTATTTTTTGCAATTATATCTTTCGAGATATAATTTTCGCACCATATACGCGCTTGTGTAATCATTGCTAAAATTATACTATCGTCTGAGCTTGTATCTATACGAACGTAATCCTTAACTTCTTGCGTTGTTAATATTTCTGTTCCAGTAGTTGAGTTTATTTTAACTTCTCGCCTCATCTTTTTTAGTTTCTGTAAATTCTTAACTTTAGCTCTTTAGTTTCGAAAGGAGTTTTATTTTTCTTTTTTCTAATTTTATCGCCTAAACCTTTTTTGATCCAATTCTTAGCAATATTATCAGGCAAATCTATTGTATCGCCTTCTTTGTATCGCTTGCCATCTCTTAAAAGTGATTGTAAAATAATTATTTTCATAATTTTAATTTGTGTAAAGATAAAAAAAAAGCACCACATTAAAATAGTGGCGCTTTTAAACAAAAAACAAATAGAAACTTAAACTATTTCAAAGTTATTAAAAAATTTTAAATACTTTTTTGACGATATTTCTAAAG